TACATTAAATAAATGGATTATATCTTAGCTACGGAGCATTTGCTCCGTAAATATCGTGAGAGAAAAGAAGCTCTTACGCAGACATTAGCTTCTGGAAGTGTTGAGAACTTTGAACAATACCAAAGGATAGTTGGTGAAATAGCAGGTTTGAGTTTTTCTGAACAGGAAATTCAAACTTTACATTCTAATATGGAGGATGCAAATGACGAATAAAGTCGAAACAAAAACTGTTCCAGATAGAGTATTAAGGGAATTCGGAAGTGATAGTGTTCCAGAACAAAATATAGAACCTGTAATTACCCCCGATAACCTAGACTCTCATGCGGAATCGCTACCACGTCCTACGGGGTATCGAATTTTAATATTACCTTTCACACAATCGACAGTGACTAAAGGCGGCATACATTTAGCTAAAGCAACGGTAGACAAGGAAAGACTTGCGACTGTTGTAGGTTATGTTGTTGCTATGGGCGCAGACGCTTACAGTGACCCACATAAGTTTCCTGAAGGAGCTTGGTGTAAAGAAGGTGATTGGGTAATCTTCGGTAGATATGCAGGTGCTCGTTTTCAAATAGAAGGAGGCGATATGCGTCTTTTAAATGATGACGAAATCTTAGCTACTATAGATGACCCAGAAGCAATTTTATCATAACAATCTTGAGGAGGACTCATGCAAAATAATGAAGCAGAAAAAATAGAATTAGAATTAGAACTTCCAGAAGGGGAAGTAGACATACACGCAGCTGATGTAGACACATCACTGCCAGACAACACCCAACAAGAAGCTGTATCGGAAACTAAAACCGAAACAGGTAAAGAGTTGGATGATATTAGCGATTCAGTACAAAAACGTATTGATAAGTTAACTTATAAAATGCGAGAGGCAGAAAGACAGCGAGATGAAGCTGTTAATTATGCTCAAAGCGTTAATCAAACAGCAACAACTTTAAAAGAAAAGTTAAAAAATTCCGATACATCCCTTTTCAAAGAGTATGACAACAGGGTACAATCAGAAATAACAGGAGCTAAACAGCTTTTGAAAGAGGCACAGGATGCAGGAGATGGTGAAGCTGTTGCTAATGCAACAGAAAAACTTTCTAGAGCTAGTGCTGAAGCAGAAAATCTTAGAAGATTATCAGCTCAGCAACAAGTTAGAGAAAAGAATCAACCACAAGAAGTTCCTGTTGAGCCGTATACGCCTACCCTACAGCCTCAGGCTGCGGGACCAGACCCAAAAGCAGAGGAATGGGCGGCTAAGAATAAATGGTTTGGAGATGACCAAGCAATGACGTTTGCAGCATTTGGAATACATAAAGAACTAGTCGAAAGTGGAATAGACCCTACTTCCGATATGTATTACAGCGAAGTAGATAAACGTATGCAGGATAATTTCCCACATAAGTTTTCCGAAGAGCAATCTGCCCCCGTGCAACAGGTTGCTGCCAGTAGCAGAGGTGTTAGTGGTAGAAAAGGTTCACGTAAAATAAAACTCACGCCAAGTCAAGTAGCAATAGCTAAAAGACTAAACGTGCCACTAGAAGAATATGCTAAGCATATCGAAGGAGTATAAAAATGACAGAAGATAATAAAACAACAGAAGTCAGAACTGACCGTAACTCACGGTCTGCAGAGACACGAGACTCTCAAACTCGCAGAACGCCTTGGAAACCCCCGTCAATGTTAGACGCACCTGAAGCACCTCCTGGATATCAATTCAGATGGATTCGTGAAGCTACTAGAGGACAAGATGATAAATCTAATATGTCTAAACGTATTAGAGAAGGATATGAACCTGTGAGAGCAGAAGATTATCCTGATTTCGAAGCCCCTACAGTAGACAGCGGAAGCAATACAGGAGTAATTGGGGTTGGAGGTTTAATCCTCGCTAAAGTTCCAGTCGAAACCGCAGAAGAACGTACAGAGTATTTTCAAAACCAAGCAAAATCTGCTATGGACGGTGTAGACCATTCCTTTATGCGAGAAAGTGACGCTAGAATGCCTATAAAAGATAGTGATATCCAAAGGTCTTCTAAAGTCGCGTTTGGTAGTAAACCTACCAACAAATGAGATTAATAATAACAATGTATATAAGCAAAGGAGATTATCATGGCTAATACAAATAAACCAGATGGTTTTACTCCAGCATATCATATGTACGGTGGTGTTATTCGTCCTGCTAAAATGAGAATCGCAAGTGCAACTAACGCATCAATCTTTTCAGGTGATGTTGTTAATTTATCTAGTGGTTATGTCATTCAAGGCACGGCGACAGGCACTCCTGTAGGCGTATTTTATGGAGTATTTTACACAGCTACTGACGGTACCCCAACTTTTTCAAAAGTTTGGACTGCCGACACGGCTACTCTAGGCGGAGACGATGCAGAAGCTCTCGTTTACAATGACCCAGGAATTGTTTACGAAGCTCAATTTACAGCAGGTACACCTGCAGTAAGTTTTATCGGCTCTAAATACACTCTTTCAACTACAGCTGGTTCAACAACCAACGGTAGGTCTAAAGAGGGTGTGACTGCAACAACATCAAGTGGTGTAGCGTTATGTGTTGGATTCGCTTCGCAACCAAGCAATGAAATAGGTGCTTATGCGAGAGGATTATTCACATTCCCTACTAACACATTTGCTGTATAATCTAAGGAGAATAAATAATGGCAATTAATAGAGCCCAACTAGTCAAAGAACTAGTACCAGGACTCCATGCTCTCTTTGGATTAGAGTATGAGAGATATAATAACGAACACGAAGACATCTTCGACACCGAGAGTTCTGAAAGAGCGTTCGAGGAAGAAGTAATGTTAAGTGGGTTTGGTGAAGCACCGACTAAGGGAGAAGGAGCAGCAGTCGTTTACGATACAGCTCAAGAATCTTGGACATCGCGTTTCACACACGAAACCGTAGCATTAGCGTTTGCGTTAACAGAAGAAGCTATCGAAGATAACCTCTACGATACACTATCTTCAAGATACACAAGAGCTTTAGCTAGGTCAATGCAAACAACTAAACAAGTGAAAGCAGCTAACGTATTAAACAATGCGTTTAGTTCTTCATATGTTGGTGGAGATGGGAAAGAGCTTTGTGCTACAGACCACCCTACTGTTGCTAATGTTGACTTAAGAAACGAACTTGCTACTGCGGCTGACTTAAATGAGACTTCTCTTGAACAAGCGTTGATTGACATCGCTGACTTCAAAGATGAAAGAAATCTTAAAGTTAATGCACAGGCTAAGAAATTAATCATTCCACCTGCTTTACAGTTTGTGGCTGATAGATTAATGGAAACTCCTGGAAGAGTTAGTACCTCAGATAATGACATCAATGCAATCAGAAACATGGGAATGATTTCTGAAGGTTATGTTGTAAACCATTATCTAACAGATACTGATGCTTTCTTTATCAAAACTGACGTGCCTAACGGATTAAAACATTTCGTTAGAACTCCTGTATCAACTAGTATGGAAGGCGACTTCGAAACTGGTAATGTAAGATACAAAGCTAGAGAACGTTACAGCTTTGGTTGGAGTGACTGGAGAGGTATCTTCGGTTCACCTGGAGCATAGTTCACTTTCGTGAAAAAATTAAGGGAGCTTCGGCTCCCTTTCTTTTTTGATTTTAATGATGTATCATGACAAGAGTTCTAGGATTAATATAATAATCTATCGACTGACCTAGCAGACAAGCCAAGACGATAGAGTTTATTAAGGAGACTTAATATGGCAAAATCAACATTTTCAGGTCCTGTAAAATCATTAGCAGGATTCATCGCAGCAGGTAATGCTAACGTCGTTAGTTTAACTGCAGACACAAGTATCACAGTAGCAGACCATGCAGGTAAAGTTCTTGTATGTAATGACGCAGACGGTAAGTTTACTTTACCTTCAATCGTAGCAACTGCCCCAGGAAGTAACGACGACCCAAATCAAACAAATAACTTAGGTGCTACATTTACTTTTATAGTAGTTACAGCAGCAACAGATATGGACATCTTAACTGATGGAACTGATAAATTTGTGGGTGGGTTATATACTGGTGTTACTGATGCAACAGGTAAAACATTTATTTCAGGTGCATCTAACGATGTTATCACAATGAACGGGTCAACTAAAGGTGGATTAGCAGGTAGTATTGTTAAATGTACAGCAATGGCTACTGCTAAATATGCTGTAGAAGGTATTATTTTAGGTTCAGGAACTTTAGTTACTCCATTCGCTGACGCTTAATAGGAGCTTAATATGAGTTCATCCGATGTAAAAGCAACTAAGGCTTTAACAGCTACAGGGCAACTACAAGGGTTCATAGGCACTGGTGCAGGTACTGCAACCAACTTAGGTCCAATAAGAATTCAATCTGTTCAAGCACAAGCAAGTGCCGCAGACGGTTCTATAAAAATCTACGATGGAACTAGTGCTAGTGGAACTAAACTGTTAATAGAGTTTAAATTTGGTTCAGCAGCAAATGAATCTTTTGACCACTATCTACCTAATGATGGAGTTAAGTTCAATACAGGAGCCTATGTCGTATTAGCTAATTGCGACTTTTTTGTAGCATACTACAACTAATATGGCAACCTCAGGAACTCGTGCATTTAGTTTAGATGTAGCGACCGCAATCGAAGAAGCGTACGAACTTGCAGGATTGGAAGCTCGTACGTCTTATGACGCAGTAACTGCAAGACGTTCTTTAAATATAATGTTTGCCGATTGGTCAAACAGAGGTATTCAAATGTGGGAAGTTTCTAAAGCAGAACTTACCCTAACCCAAGGAACTAACGAGTACACCCTTAATAGCTTTGATATAGATATTCTAGACGCTTATATAGAAAGAACAGAAAACAACACTGTTACAGACTACACTTTGGATAGGGTGGATAGAAACGAATATATAGGTATTCCTAATAAAACAACACAAGCAAGAGCAACAGAATACTGGTTAGAAAGGTTAAAAACACCCGTTATTCATTTATACCCAACGCCCGAGAATTCAACCGACAAACTCGTTTACTATGTTTGGCGTAGAATTGAAGATAATACGGCACAAGTTAATGATATAGACATACCTAGTAGATTTATGCCTTGTGTAGTTTCAGGCTTAGCTTATTATATTTGTTTAAAAAAGAATGTTCAAAAACTTGCTATAATGAAAGAACAATACGAACAAGATTTAGCAAACGCTTTAAGATATGACGAAGACCGTTCACCGTTAAGACTTGTTCCTAAACATGAGTATATCTAATGGCATACGCCTCAGGTAAATACGCTTATTTTATATGCGATACTTGCGGCTTTAGATATCCCTATAAATCTGCAAAAGGTAATTGGGAAAATTTTAAAACGTGTCATGAGTGCTATGAACCAAAACATCCTCAATTAGACCCGCCCAGTATTTCAGCGGATGCAGAATCTCTTTGGAAACCTCGTCCTGACGTTTCTTTACCTCAAAGTCAATTAGGAGTTATAATCACTACAAACGCAGGGAGTGGTATGACTTTTAAATCTGACCCTGTAGGAACAGCTTTTGATGGACTAGGAGCAACTAGTGGATTAGGAAGCGTAACAGTGAGTATAGGATAATGGCAGGATTTACATATAGCGGACTAAAAACAGCGATACAGAATTATTTAGATAATACTGAAACTACGTTTGTAAACACCTTAGATACTTTTATACAGACAACAGAAGAACGTATTTTAAAGTCGGTAGAACTGCCTGTTTTTCGTAAAAATGTTAACGGAACAGTAACTTCAGGAAACACTTATCTTTCAAAACCTACAGACTTTTTATCTCCTTTTAGTTTAGCTTTAATTGATGGCAATAGTAATTATAGTTATCTGTTATTAAAACATGTTTCATGGATTAGAGATTACACTCCCGCAGCAGCAACAACAGGCGAACCCCTTTACTATGCTCAGTTCGATGATGATACTTTTATTATAGCTCCGACTCCTGATGCGAACTATTCAGTAGAGCTACA